GAGATATGTCTGTTGTGAGACATCTCAACAGAGAATTATTAGGTAATATAATTACTCAGCAATGCGCAATCTATCAATTTAAGTTAGAAGAGACTAAAGTAAATTTGTATGGTGAGGCAGCAGAGGAAAAATTTTATGATGGACCATTTTTATTTAATGTTTTAATAAACAGGTCAAATGAGGAATTTGGTGAAAACGAAGAAGGTGTTCAATATAGTCAACCTATTGAATTTTATTTCCTTAGAGATGATTTAACAGAAAAGAAAGTAGATTTAGAAGTTGGAGATATAATTCTATATCAAGAAGGTTATTATGGTGTACAAAGTACAAATGCTAACCAATATTGGGGAGGTAAAAATCCATCTTATCCTAATAATAGTTCTAATGGTGAACCAAATCCATTAAATCCAGGTTTAGATAAATTTGGTAATAATATATCTATTTTAGCATCTACGTATTACATACAAAGTGATAAAGTTGCTATTAGCCCATATAGGGAACGTTTTTAAAATAAAATTATATGTCACAACAAAGAAAACCTATACCTAAATCTCAAAGGAAACAGAGTATTGAACGTCAAGATCCTTTTCCTGGAATGGAAGGTAGAGGAGCTCAACAAAATCCTAACTCCGCAGATAGTAGATATAATTCACCTGCTAATTACCAATCAACAGGTATAAACTTTAACAGATCTGAACAAATGTCTTCTAAAGGAGATACTACTAAAGAATTTTCAGTAGGTGTTAAAGATATAGATGAGGCAGTATTTTATTATTTTAATAACGAAATTAAACCTTTTGTTTATCAAAATGGTAATAGAATAGAAGTACCTATAATTTATGGTTCTCCTGAGAGATGGAAATCATTTCAACGTGATGGGTATTATAGAGATAAAAAAGGTGCTATTATGTACCCTATTATAGTAGTAAAAAGAGATACTTTATCTAAAGATAGAACAGTAGCTAATAAATTAGATTCTAACCAACCTAACTTATATGGTATGTATTCTAAAAACTTCTCTTCTAAAAATTTTTATAGTAACTTTGGTACTCTAAATAATAGAAAACCAGTAGAAAAATTTCATATAGTAGCACAACCTGATTATGTAACAATAGAATATAGTTGTATAATACAAACTTATTATATGGAACAACTAAACAAAATAGTTGAATCATGTGAGTATGCATCTGATTCATATTGGGGTAATCCTGAAAAATATGTATTTAGATCTTTTATAGATAGTTTTACTACAAAAACAGAAATTCCTAATAATAGTGATAGAATGGTAACAGGAACTTTTAATATTAGATTAAGAGGATATCTTATACCAGATACTATCCAAAAAGAATTAAATTCTGTAAAAATGTACAACAGTAAATCATCAGTTATAGTAAGTGAAACTGTTGTTCAAAACATTGATGATCTTTAAAAAAATACATCATATTTATAAACATATATAATTAAATAAATAAATAATAAAACAATTATGAAAAAGTTATCAGAAAAAGAGTTATCAACATTAAAAGATTTTCAAGAAAAAAACCAAAAAATCGTTAGTGATTTAGGTAATATTGAACTAAATATTGATATGCTTAAAAAACAAAAAGAAAGTGTATTAAAAGAATTTGAAAAATTGCAAGATGACCAAAATTCAATAGGAAAAGAATTGCAAGAAAAATATGGTGCAGGTAATATAGATTTAGAAAAAGGAGAATTCACACCTGTAGAATAACTTTTTGAAGTATTCTCCAATATTTATAATAAATAATATTAAAATACAATATAAGCAATGGCAGAAACATTAATATCCCCAGGTGTATTAGCAAGAGAAAACGATCAATCCTTTATTGGTGGCGCACCCATTACTTTTGGAGCAGCTATCATTGGTCCTGCAGTAAAAGGCCCAGTTGGTATTCCAACAGCGGTTTCCACATTTTCACAGTATCAAGCAATTTTTGGTGGTAGTGTTGAAAGTGGTTCTCAATATTACACATACTTAAACTCAATAGCAGCAAGTAACTACTTTTCTCAAGGTGGTGAATCTCTATTAGTAACTAGAGTAGTCACAGGTTCATTTTCAAGTGCAGTCACCTCAGGTAGTACAGCAACACAGTTTAATAACTCTGGTATTTCTACTGTAGGATGGGATAATTCTGGAGGAGGAGGAGCACAAGATTTAGGATATCAAAAAGATGCTTTTCAACTTTCAACTATCTCTGAAGGAACAATAATGAATAATTACCAAGCAGCAGATTCAGCTGGAGGTACATTAGATTCTGGTAGTACTGATAACTTAAGATGGGAAATAAGTAATGTAAATACCTCATCAGGTCAGTTTTCACTACTTATTAGAAGAGGTAATGACACAACAAATCAAAAGGCAGTATTAGAAACATTTAATAATGTATCTATGGATCCAACAGCAGCTAACTATGTTTCAGCTGTTATAGGAGATTCATACGCTACTGTTGCTTCAGATGCTGGAGAATATTTTATACAATCAAATGGTTCATATCCAAATAGAAGTGCATATGTTTATGTATCTGCTGTAAATACACCTACACCAGAATATTTTGATAATAATGGAACAGCTAAAGATTTATATACAGGTAGTTTACCTAACGTAGGATCAGGTTCATTTACAGAGGCTACAGGAGATAACTTCGAAAATAATGATGCTAAGTTCAACCAAAATATTACAGCAACTAATATTCAAGGAATAGGCGCTAATGATTATACAGAATCTATTTCTTTATTAAATAACAAAGATCAATATCAGTTTAATGTAATATCAACACCTGGTTTAAATAAACAAGACCATTCAGCACAAGTTAACTTGATGGTAGCATTAGCTCAAAGTAGAACAGATTGTATTTCAGTTATTGACTTAGTACCTTATGCTGCTAATGTAAATACAGTAGTTACTCAAGCAAGTAGCTTTGATACTTCATATTCAGCTACTTACTGGCCTTGGTTACAAACTATTGATGCTGCAACTAATCAAACAGTATGGGTTCCACCATCAACTTATATTCCTGGTGTTTATGCCTTTACAGATGCTTCATCTGATCCATGGTTTGCACCAGCAGGTCTAATTAGAGGATCTTTAGGAAGTGTAGTAAGAGCAGAAAGACAACTAACATCAGGTAATAGAGATTCATTATATGAAGCAAATATTAATCCAATAGCTACCTTCCCAGGAAGTGGTATTGTAGTATTTGGACAGAAAACATTGCAGAAAAAAGCAAGTGCTTTAGATAGAGTAAATGTTAGAAGATTATTGATTTCTCTTAAGAGTTTTATTTCACAAGTATCAAATAACTTAGTATTTGAACAAAATACTATTGCTACTAGAAATAACTTTTTATCACAAGTTAATCCATATCTAGAATCGGTACAACAAAGACAAGGTTTATACTCCTTTAAAGTAGTAATGGATGATTCAAACAATACACCAGATGTGGTAGATAGAAATCAGTTAATAGGTCAAATTTATTTACAACCTACTAAAACAGCAGAATTTATTATCCTAGATTTTAATGTACTTCCAACAGGAGCAACATTTCCAGAATAATAATTTTTAAATAAACCAATATTTATAATAAATAAAATAAAATACAATGGCAGTAATAGGACCAAACGATATATTTTTCACACCTTTTGAACCCAAACAAAAGAATAGGTTTATTCTTTATATGAGTGGTATCCCATCGTTTCAAATTAAAGGGATGAGTGCTGTAACCTTGAATCAAGGAGTAGTGAATTTAAATCATATTAATCTCCAAAGATATGTAAAAGGTAAAAGTGTATGGGGAACTATTAGTATGACTTTATTTGACCCAATATCTCCATCAGGGGCACAAGCTGTGATGGAATGGGTTAGATTACACCACGAATCAGTAACTGGTAGAGATGGGTATAGTGATTTTTATAAAAAAGATCTAACCTTAAATGTACTTGGACCTGTAGGTGATGTTGTTTCTGAGTGGATTATTAAAGGAGCTCAGATTGTAGATGCTAACTTTGGAGATTACAGTTGGGATGAAGAAAATGCTGCTCAAAATATTCAAATGACACTTCAACCTGATTACTGTATATTGAATTTCTAATCAATATAATAAAATAAATTATAAATAGCTTGGCTTTTGTCAAGCTTTTTTTTATCTTTATATGTATGACTGAAGATAATGTTATAAACCAAAATAAAGTATATGTCTGATTTTAAATTTCCTACTGAAGAAGTAGAATTACCATCAAAAGGATTAATATATCCCGAATCAAACCCACTCTCAAGTGGTAAAGTAGAATTAAAGTATATGACTGCTAAAGAAGAAGATATTCTTAGTAATCAAGCTTATATTCAAAAAGGAGTAGTATTAGATAAACTTTTAAGATCCCTAATAGTAAATAAAGATATTAATATTGATGATTTAATCACAGGTGATAAAAATGCTATCTTTATAGCAGCTAGAATATTAGGCTATGGTAAAGAATATAATGTATCCATTAAAGATATAGAATACTCTTTAGATTTATCAAGATTAGAAAATAAAAAATTTGATGAATCCTCTATAAATAAAGGTACAAATTTATTTTCTTATACTATGAAATCATCAGGTACTGTTATTGAGTACAAGATTTTAAATGGTAGAGATGAAAAAATTATAGAAAGGGAAATTGAAGCACTTAAAAAATTAAATAAAGATTCTTCAACAGGTATCACTACTAGATTAAAACAAATAATTATCTCAGTAGATGGTCATACAGAAAAAAAGGATATTAATGATTTTGTAGATAACTATTTATTAGCTATAGATTCTAGAGCATTTAGAGAGCATATAAAAAACACTCAACCAGATGTTGATATGAATTATATACTTGATAATGGTGAGGAGGTGGCCATTCCTATTGGCCTAAACTTTTTTTGGCCTGAGCTTTAATATAGCACCACAATTTAGATTAAATTTATTTTCTCAAATACACCAAATCCTATTTCATGGTAAAGGAGGATATGACTATGTAACTGTATACAATATGCCTATATGGTTGAGAACTTATACTTTTTCTGAAATAAAAAAATATTATGAGGAAGAGAAAAAAGCATCACAACCTGAAGCTAAAAAAGGTACTACCTCATTAGTAACACCAGATGGTAAAGTAAATAAGGAAGCATTTAAAGAAGCTAGTGCACCATACAAAGGTAAAGTAGGTTATAAGTAACAATATTTATAATAAAATATACTAATGGCATCTAAGCAAGAATTAGAAAATCAAAAGGCATTAAATAAGGCAATAAAGGATCAAACCAAATCCCTTGAGGCACAAACTCAAAGTATAAAGGATGGTCTGGCTCTTTCCAAAGAACAAGTACAAAATCAAAGGGATATTTCTAATGTCATTAGAGACCAAACTAAAGATCTTCAATTTCAAAAACAAGAACGAAGTGAATTACTAAGCATAGGTAGATCACTTAATAAAATAGCTCAAGATAATTTAAGTTTCGAAGATAGAACTTTAGGTACTTCTAAAGATATTGCTAAAATTTCTAAACAACGGGAAGAGGTTCAAAATAGAATTAAACAAATTCAATCCCTACAAAATAATATATTAGAGGGTACTTCTCGAAAACAACAGGATATTAAAGATTCTTTAAAAGATCAAGAAAAATCAGCAAAAGAATTAGAACAATCTTTAGCAGAAACAGAAAATTATAGTAAAGGCATTGCTTCTTCTTTTGGTGTTAAAGCTTTTTCAGGTTTATCTGGTATGATTAAAAATATTCCTGGTTTAGGTGTATTATCTACTCCCTTTGAAGATGCATATGAAGCAGCAAGGGCAACTAGAGAAGAGCAGGTATTACAAGTTAGAGAAACTAATGAACTTAGTAAAGAATATAATAAAATGTTTGATACTGGGGAAGGATTAACAAAAGGAGTTATTAAAAGACTTGGGTTAGAAAAAAAGATTGGTACAGAAATTGCAGGCCCGGCCGCAGCTTCTCGAATGAGAAAAATGGGTCTTGATGTAAAAGAAAGGAAAGAAATGGAAAAACTTCCTGGTGCTATGAAAAGTATAACATCAGGAGGAATGAAATTAGCTTCATCTTTAAATAAAGCTTTTGGTGTAGGCTTAGTTATTGCTTTTACTGATGAACTACTTTTAGTTAATTCACAAACAGTTGAATTACAAAAATCATTAGCTTTATCTGCTAGTGAAGCTACAGATTTAAGACAAGAATTTGCTGCTTCTGCTGCCTCTTCCGAAAATATTAATATTTCTACTACTGCTTTACTTGAAACTGTTACAGCATTAAGTAAACAATTTGGTTTCCCTACTTTATTTGACAAAGAAACATTAATTACTACCACTAAATTAACCAAACAAGTAGGCATTAGTGCAGAATCCGCAGGTATGTTAGCGGCAGCAACTGTTACAACAGGTAAGAATTTTGAAGATCAATATAAAGATGCTTTAGGTACTAGTTATGAACTTCAAAGACAAGCAGGTGTTCAACTTGATTTAAGAAATATTTTAGAGGAAAGTGGAAAAGTAACAGGTACTATTAGAGCTAACTTAGGTTCTAATGTAGAAACAATAGCGGCGGCAGTTACACAAGCCAAACTATTTGGTGGAAGTTTAGATGATGTTGCAAATGCTAGTAAAGCATTATTAGATTTTGAATCTTCTATTACAGCAGAATTAGAAGCAGAATTACTTTTAGGAAAAAATATTAACTTAGAAACAGCAAGACAAGCCTCTTTAAATGGAGATATGGTTACTGTAGCTAAAGAGTTAAGAAAAGAAGCTGGTGATTATACTGAGTTTTCTAAAATGAATGTAATTCAGCAAGAGGCATTAGCCAAAGCTATGGGAATGCAATCAGATCAATTAGCTGATATTTTATTCCAACAAGATATACAAGGTAAAACCGCTGGTGAATTAAGAGCATTAGGAAAAGATGAATTAGCTGATAGATTAGAGGCTCAAACAGTACAAGAAAAATTTAATGCCTCTATAGCAAAACTTAAAGGTATACTAGGAGATGTAGTTACGGCATTTATGCCTATTTTAGATATTTTAGGTAGTGTTTTTGAAGCTATAGGTAAAGTAATAAAGGTTCTCCAACCTCTTATAGGTATGATAACTGGGGCATTATCAGGATTACTTCTATCAGGAGGTAATCCAATAGGTGCTTTAATAGGAGGAGTTATAGGAGCTGGAATGGATGTAGCTAATGCAACAACAGCCAATGATGCAGTGATACCTCCAGGATATGGAGATACCATTGTAAAACGAGGTAAAGACACAATAGCATTAAATAATGATGATACAGTTGTAGCAGGAACAAACCTAGGAGGTGGATCAAATAAAACAGGTGAAAGAACTAATCAATTATTAGAATCTCTTATAATGCAAAATGCTAAAAAACCCGAACTATCTCCAGTAGGACTATATGAGGTACAATAACCTAATATGTATAATAAAGTATTAATACAACTAAACTAATAAAATTATGACTCCACGAAAGAAAAAACCTTCTAATATTGGGTTACAACATATGTTGAAAAATGAAGGATCTCTCCTTTCTATGAATGATGGTCGAGATTACAGTGTAGCAGGTAGAAGTGCAGCTGATTTGTCTTCAGATAATGGTACAATTCACTTCCAATATTCTACTCGAAATACCCCTCGAGCAGATAATATTTCACCTAGTTGGATAGGTCAATTTGGTGCTACTATAAACTCAATTCCCCAACCAACTTCAGTTGGACTCTCAGGGGCAGGTATAGTAGACTCTGTTAAGTACGAAGAAAATATGCCTAGATAATATGGCTAGCCCCCAAAAAATTATTCCTCTTATTACTCTAAAAACAAACTTAAGGACCTTAAGATATAGTAGGGACCAATATGGTGAAGGATTTAGTGGGCAACCTTATGTAAAAAAACAATTAGTAAAGGATTTTAATGATGAGACTTCTGCGAGATTAACCTTAATAGGGGGTAATGGTAGAGATGTAAATGGTATTAAAATACAAGCTGGTAAAAGTGGAGGTGCCCCTGATTTTTTATTAAGAGAAGGTTCACTACAAGCATCTATTGAGGATGCATCTAGATTAACTCAACTCCTTTTAAACCCTACTAAAGCAACAGGACCTTTATTTATAGCTAAACAAAATTTATTGTCATTAGCTAATGTTAATACAACTATTGGTTATGAAACATTTAATCAAAATCAAGATCCTTCTAATATTAGTATTGGTAGAGGTGGAGCAATAGGTAATTTTTTAGAAAATGCTGCTAATAATATAGTAGATTTTGCTAGAAAAAATACAGCTTTAAATCAAGGTATTTATAGTCCTTTAGGTACTATAGCACAAGCAGGAGTTGGAGCAGGTGGTATTCATCTTAATAAACAAGGTTTAAATCCTTTTGCCCCTACAAATACTAGTGATAGTGCAGGTTTCCCTACTTATTTAAATGCTATAGACTATAAACCAGTTGGCACCCCAGATGGTAATAAAAGTAGATTATCTCCTCTTCTTACAAATCAAATCCAAAATCCTTCAAATTCAGATTTATATAAATATAAAGGAGGCCCTGGATCAACTTTAGGAGTAGGTGAAACTATTGTTAAAATTGGTTTAGACAATCACACTATTGTACAAGGAAATAATAGAATATTTAATACAGGAAAAGATAATCCTACTAGATTTGTTTTAACCCAACAACAACAATCAAGTCTAAATTTAAGAGATGGAGAAATAATAAATTTTACACAATTAGTAAGAGATGATTCCTCTAATGTAGGTGCTAAACAAGCTATACCTAGAACTATAGATTATGTTCGAAAAAATGCTGATCTAAGAACTAATTTTGGCAACCCAGGTAAAAAAGGTAATATATCAAGTTATGCTGTTGGTAAAAGACCTGATGGTGACAATTCAACCAATAATAGTATAAATTCTATACAAAAGAATGCTGGTTATGAAAATGCCTTAGACAAAATTAATGCTTTACCCATTTATAAAAGTAGTGGGCCAGATAGAGAAAAACCTATTAATGATTTAGTTAAGTTTAGAATAGCAGTAATAGATAATGATAATCCCTCTCTAAAAACATATATTCATTTTAGAGCATTTATTGATAGTATGAGTGATAACTTTACTTCAACTTGGCAAACTGATAGACTTATGGGTAGAGGTGAAAATTTCTATAAATATGATGGATTTGACAGATCTATTTCATTATCTTGGACTGTAGCAGCTCAATCAAAACAAGAATTAATACCAATGTATCAAAAACTAAATTATCTTGCTTCCGTATGTGCACCTGATTATTCAGATGCTGGGTATATGAGGGGTAATTTAGTATCTTTAACTGTAGGTGGATGGTGTTATGAACAAGTAGGAATTATAAAAGGTATTACTTTAGATGTACCTACAGAATCACCTTGGGAAATAGGTATTAATGATGAAAATAATACTAATGATTCTAGTGTTAAAGAATTACCTATGATAGTAAAGGTAACAGGATTCCAATTTACTCCTATACATAACTTTGTACCTAAGGTACAACAAAATAGATATGGTAATAAAAGTGGATTTGTTTCTAGGTATGGTAAAGAACATTATGTTGCCTTAGCAGCAGCAGGTGGAGATATTAATAACTATGATGGTGGAGAAAATGATTGGAACTATATACCAAATAAAGAACCTTTAGCCCCTGTTCCTCCTAAAAAAACAGCAGAATTTACTCCTGTAGTACCAAATATCCCTCCAATCCTTAGAGTATAAAATAATGGGAAGATATACACAAACACAAATATTAAGAAGACAAAGGACAAATGGAACCTTAGGTAGACAATACTACTCGGGTACTAAATACCCTGAGGTACCTTTAGATTTTAGTGATACTTACGTCTATGCCAATCAAGGAGATAGATTTGATACTTTAGCATTGCAGTACTATGGTGATTCATCTTTATGGTGGATAATATCTATAGCTAATGAAACATTAAAACAAAATTCATATTATTTACCTTTAGATATTCAAATAAGAATACCAGCTAATTACTCTGCTATAGTAAGTACATACAATGCATTAAACAATCTTTAAGTTATGGGGAATATAGTAGGAGAAAAATTTGATGATTTTGTAGTAAATCAAATTAATGCTAGGCAAAATCTTTATGGAAAGGGTTTTGGAAGTACACAATTGTCTCCTTCAAATCTTTTATTATTAAATAATAGAAATGCTTGGTTAAAACTAGCATCTTCTGTTAATGTAATTAATGAATCAAGACTTGAACCCAGTACCGCCCTAGAATTAGCTGCCGCTTTAACTACAGCTGCTAAACCATTAACCACTTTAGGAACTCAAAGATTAAAAGATATAGGAATAAACAATACAGCGGACTTTTTAGGTAGTCAACTAGCTCAAAAAGCAGTATTATTTAATACTCTTTCAACTGTTACTGATAACAATAAATTTGCTGCCCCTAGATCTGGTGTAGCTAAAACTAATAGTTTATGGAATGCCTCAAATTCATATGGTTTAGGAGGAACAGATTTTGGGTTAAACCCCGCTCCTGGATTAATATCTGCTACAATAGATAATAAAAATAGAGGATCAATAAGAACCGCTGATATTGAAATAAAAGCTTTTAATAAGTTTCAATTTGAAATGCTTGAACTAGTTTACCTTAGATTAGGTTTTACTATGATGTTAGAATGGGGTTTTGATAAATATATTGATAATAATGGAAATCTTCAAAATGTAGGTAATACCTTAATTGAAGAAAATTTTTTTAAATCTGGTACTACATCTCAATTAGAGATGTTAGAAAAAATTCAATATTATAGAGATCTTTATCAAGGTAATTGTGATGGTTTCTTTGGTAAAGTAGTTAATTTTGATTGGAATTTTAATAAAAATGGTAGCTATGATATAAAACTTAAATTAGTTACTTTAGGTGATGTAATTGAATCTATTAAAACAAAAACTACTGCTGAAACTTTATCAGAAAAAAAAATAGCGGAATTAATACTTGTTTTAGATAAAAAAGATGAGAATTATAAAGAAGAAAAAAAAAGATTAGAGGGACTACAAGGTTCTAGTATAGATAATAATGCTGGTTCTTCTCCCTTAGCACAATCACTTTTTGTAGATGTTATAAATCCTAGAATGTGGAATAACCAAAGTAAAACCTATTTTAGTTGGAATAATTTGCGTAAATCCTTTGAAGAAAATAAGCCTACTACAGGTGAATTATTTAATTTAGGGGCTGCTCAAAACTTTGGTTTTGGATTTTCAGGTGCGATAACTAGTCTTATAGGTGGTACTGCAGCTGCAATAGAAGGAGGCCCAGAAAATCCCCTAAAAAACCTTGATCAATATTCTTATTATATGACCTTTGGAATGTTATTAAATAGAATATCTAAATATTGTGTACCTAGTATTGGAACAGAAGATAAAGTTGAAAAACAACTTAAATTAGCACCAATAGGTGATAACAATTTGTGTTCTGCTTTCCCTAATCAAATATCATTTGATCCTAAAATTTGTTTAATTAAACCTATTTTTACTCCTAATATAGTAGGAGAAGAAGGAGGAGAAGGAGATTATATAAAGGTATGGGATTGGACTAATAAATTAAATAATTTTGGTTCTTTAAGTGATGATAATACTATACTTTATGGTAACATAATGAATATATACCTTAATTATGATTTTATAAGTAAGTGTTTATCCCAAAATATGGATGAAAAAGGTAATATATCTATTTACAAATTTTTAACACGAATATGTGAAGGTGTTAATTCTTCATTAGGCAATCTACAACAATTAGAGGTAGTTGTAAGAGATGAAATTTTTGTTACTATCCAAGATCAAAACCCTATACCAGGTATAGAAAGAATCATCCCAGAATTAGCTCCTTCAATTGTTCCTTTTGAAATATTTGGATTCAATACATCAGGGTCAGTTAGTTCTAATTTTGTAACTGATTTTAGTTTTAATACTAAAATAACCCCCCAATTAGCTTCCTCTATTAGTATAGGAACTACTGCTAATAATGTTAGCACTAAAAATTATGATGGAACTGCTTTTAGTAAATGGAATAGTGGATTACAAGATAGATATGCTTCCTTTTATGCTGACCCACAACAACTAGAAAAAGAAGAACCTACTTATAAAATAGAGAATAATGATGGTACATTAAGTGACCAACAAATAAAAGAGGAATTTGAAGCATGGAGAACAGCAGCAACTTTTAAATCTGAAATTACACAGGCTCAAGCAAACCAAAGAATTAAACAACAACAAAAAGAGGAAGGATTTTATACATCTTTAGGAGAAGATGGTAGGCCAACTACAAAAAACTCAGGATATGCTAGATCACCAAAATCCCCTGCTGCTAAAAAAACCTATCCTTGGTATTCCCCATTAACCTGGCCTCAATATATTGCTAAAGTTATAGAAGATGTAAAAGCAGAAAAGGCAAGAATAGCAGCTAAAAAATTTACACCTGAAGAATTAAATGAAAAATACAAAAATGATTATAATTGGTATTTAATTAGGGCCTTTAGTGGTAAATTGTCAAGTGAAAAGTCTACTAGTATATCAGGTTATAGATATTCATTTGAATCCCAATACTTTTTAATGAATGGTTCTTTTGCAGAACAAGGAAAATCAGTATTTCAATCTTACATCAATACTAATGTTACCAATAAACAATTTAATGAGAATGATACCCCCTCTAATACCATTGGATTTATACCAGCAGATTTAAGTTTAACTTTTAAAGGACTTTCTGGTATAAAAATATACCAACAATTAGCAGTTAGACAAGATTTCTTACCTAAACAATATTCTAGAGCATTAAAATTCCTAATAAAAGGAGTAAATCATAGCATTAGTAATAATGATTGGAGTACTAACTTAACTACTCTTAGTATACCTAATGTAGAAGCTAAACTTAACTTAGATGGTACACCTAAATACATTAGTACTCTTTTATCTGATGGGCTACTTAATTCTCCAACACCTAATGCAACAGCTTTAAGAGTTTATTTAAGAGGAGGAGCTTTAGTTATTAATGAAAGTTTTTATGAAAAGGGTAATGAAATATCTAATAATGGGGACATATCTTCTAATCTTAAAGATACTGTTATTAGATTACTCCAATCAATTAACAAAGGTATCTCTAACCTACCTTCTCCCCAACCACTCGAAATTAGATTTACAGCAGGAAATGATACAGCCCAC